GTAGCACCTTTGAGTTTCATTGAGCCTTGGTATGCCATTTTATTTTCCTTCTAATTGTTCTTTGATTTCTTTATCAAAGTAATTGTTTAATTCTATGATATTAATATTGTGATGTTGACTTATTTTATCAACAGCACCTTCAAAATTTTTTATAATATCACCTGTTGATTTTTCAATCAACTTGAAAACATCACTCACTGCCTCTTTCATAACAGGACTTAAATCCCTATATGATTGAGAATCAATTGTTAAATTTTCTCTAACTAGTTTGCTCACCTGCATTTAAATCTACTCCTACCATTGTGTCTGGTGTTCCGTTATCTGCTGGTGTCAAATCAATTTGAGCTTCACCATCATTACCTAAATCGGTAGTTGGCGAAACGCTTCCATCTCTATTAAAAGTTCCTGGATCAGCAATCTCTGGTTTAGGGTCGCTGTGATCGGCCGCTTCTGGTTGATCAGGATTAAACATGTTACTAGCAATATCTTTTCTAGCAGCGTCTAATTGTGAGGCAACCTTATCTCTTAAAGCGTCTTTAAAAGCTTCACCAGCTTCTACACTATTACCTTTAGATAGTTGATCTATAAAGTTTTTTGTATTATCGTTTACTTCTTCACTCATTGTTCATTTCTCCTATTATATTTCTTGGTCTGAGTTTTGAGCTGTTGGACTAGCAATTATACCATCATCAATTTCTTTTTTGATTTGGTTATCCATGTCTTCTATTTCTCTCTCGTTTTGTTTTAAGATATTTTTTCTTACATACGCAACGCTAAAGTATTTACCAACATAATCTCTCATCTCGTTTGCTAAAGCTAATCTTTCTCTTAGCATTTCTGTGTGTTTTAACTCAGCGAAATGGCCATCTTGTAAAAAGTCATATTGTAAAATATCTCTTACAGTATACCAATCGTCTTCGTTAATAATACCTTTTAGTATTAATTGTGTTCTTAACAAGTCGTTAAATAATTCAGTAAATTTCTTTCTTAATCTTTGAACAAACTTAGTAAATTTTAACTCATCTCTTGTAATTTCAGAAGCTCTACCTAAATTGAAACCAGATGAAGACTCTAATCTACTAACTGGTACATTCAATGATCTGTAAAGTTTACTTCTAAAGTATTCTATATCTGAAATCTCTCCAAGGTTTTGTCCGCCTGGTAGTGTAGTAATATCTGTACCTCTACCACCTTCTCTACTTGGTAACCAAAAGTCTTCTAACATACTCATGTAGTTTCTATCATCTCTGATTTCACCTGTTGAGGCGTCATATACAAGTTTGTTTCTGTATCTTGCCATAACATCACGTAAGTATTGTTCAGCTTTTACTTTTGGTAGATTACCTACATCAATTTTAAATATTCTTCTTTCAGGTGCTCTAGCAATTCTGTAAATTACTGTAGCGTCTTCAATCATTCTCAATTGATTTACAGGCTTAATCGCCTTATGTAAGTATGATAAAACAATGTTTTTATTTTGGTCAATCATTCCTGAAGGACAAAATGCTATTGTATCAGGAGCTATCTTAATACCAGCGCCTGAAGTAGAACCAGATACACCTTTTTCATTGAACACATAGTATTCAACATATTCATCAACAACTGATAAACCATTTGGTACAGGTCCGTCTGGTCTTTTCTTTCTGATTTCTCTTATCTTTTTAATTTTTCGAGGATCAATATACTTTAACTCTGTAATACCTTTTACAGGACTTTCTCTATCTATAATCTTGTGATAGTATATACGGCCATCTACATACCATCTTCTAAAGATGTCGTGGCCTTTAGTGTTAAAGTTAAGAAGTTTTAACACTTCTTTAAATTCGTTTTCTATTTTTCTTCTTACGTCTTTTCCGTAAGGTAAATCTGTTATGTTTACTCTTACAGCGTCTTTCAATTCGTTAGCCACGATTGCCTCATTAACGATATCCTCTATCGCCATGTCACATTCGGGGTGTAACGCCACTTCTCTATATCTTCGTATTAGATCCGCCTCACTCTTTGCCGTACCTTCCATATCAAGGTACTGCCCAAAATAACCTCCGGCAGCAATAGTTTGTGTACCATCATCTGCTTGTGTTGTTGTGAAGCTTTGTTTAGGATCAGCCTGTTTACGAGCCCTCGTAATACTAAATCCAAATAATTCAGCCATAATATTGTTTCCTTTGTTTTATCTACTACTACTTATAATAGTTTTAGGAAGATGGCCTGGAGACCAGGCCACCCTCATTTATATTAGGTAGTCGTATTTGTTTCAAAGTATTGGTATGCAAAAGTAACAGAAAATTCTTCAATCGCTGTTGCTTCATCATACGTCAACTCAATAGGAGCTATCGCTGTAGGGAAAACTCCTCTTAACGTGTACGATTTAACTGTATTACCGTTTCTGTCAAGGTGGTCAACAAAAGCGTCAACTTGGTAGTCAACTGGATTTGTTAAACCCTCATTGTCAGTCATGTTGTTTATACCGTTTTGCCATCTTTCAAATGCATTTCTTAATTTGAAATTTGTATCGTTATAAGCTGTAACTGACCAATCGGCAACTGTTCTATCACCAGCTATTTTGATTGATCTACCTCTAAACGGAACGTTTAAAGACGGAACATCCATACCTGGTAAAGTAGTTGCTCTACATAAAAAGGCAAGGTCTTCTATTTCGCCACCAACTTGTGCGTAACCAGGAAAAGGCATTGTAACCTTAAACTGATTGGCTCTAGCGCCGCCGCCAGCAAGTTTAGCTTTGAAGTCATTAATGTTTGGCATTCTTTATTCTCCTCTTCTAAAATTACCCAGCGACTTCTTCAAAAGCCACGCCGGTTCGTGTTGCTACAAAAGATAAAGTGATAAAGTTGATACTTCTTGCTGGTTTCACAAAGATTTCAGCAATAAATTCGTTTCTATCAATTACTTCTCCTGTATTGTTAGTTTCATCACAGACTACTAAAAAGTCTGTAATACCTCGTCTACCTTGAACTTCACGTAAGAACGGCTCAACTATGTTTCTAAAGTTTGCTCTTGTAAATTCATCATTGAACTCAAAAAGTTGAAACTTAGAAGCTGTTGAAATAGCCTTTTCTAAAGTAATGAAAAGTCTTCTTACATTAATTCTATCAAACGCTGATGGCGAAGATAATCCAGTTTTGTCACCGAAAAGAACAGTACCTTGTCCTGGGAAAGTAGCCACTGGGTTTACTCTCTTAGGATAAAGTTGATCTCTTTGTGCTTTAGTTGGGTTATATGCCAATTTAACAGCACCTCTAACAATACCTCTGTTAAAGCCAGCCGGTGAGAACCAACTGTCTGCTGTTAAGTCTGTTCTAGCCGCTAGGCCAGCAACATCACCGTTTAACGGTACATATCTATATACGTCATTGTATCTATCGTAGCAGTATTTGTAACCACTATCAAATACAACGTATGAAGATGATCTAATGTTATCAAAGAAATCAATAACATTATTTGTTTGTGTGTTAGTGTTAGTAATGTCAACCACATCAGCTCTTTCAGGAGAAGCAAATACTACTGCGTCTTTTCTGTTTTCTGCTATTGTGATTAAGTTATCAACGTGAGTTGATGTACATTTACCAGCCATAATTAAACCAACATCTACAGTGTCAGCGTCAGCAAATTTATCGTAAGCTGATTTTAACTCACCTGTAGTTACAGTAGAACCATCAGAACCTGCTGATAGTGATTCTAAAGTAGGTGTTGCAACTGCTGTAAATGTAGTACCTGTTACAGCGCTACCCCAGTTAGATCCACTTGTATTATGATCCGTCCAATAGATATGTTGTGATCTATTTTTAATTACTGTTGGATAATAATTAGTGTCACCTTGTGGAGTTTTAGCGTCTGAACCTTTAGACATTTTACTAAAAGTTTCTAACACTGTTCCTGGTACACCAGAAATACCACCATCTTCATCAACTACTACTACATGGATTTCATCACCTGAACCTGATCTAGCAGATGCATATGCTGAAGTTCCAGGAGCACCGTCAACTTGATCGTAATATCTCCATCTTCTTCTTATGTGTGAATTATCAAGTACAACTCTTTTTAAACCACCAGATCCTCTTGGATGCTGAACGATTGTTAAAGTGTTTGTTGATATTCCTGTTATTCTGTATTCTTCTCCGTCATCAAAGTCTTCCGTTGAAGCTGTAGTAGAAAAGTTTAAAATGTCGCCAACATTAAAGTCTGCTCCATCGTCAACATCTATACTTGTATCTCCTACTGCTGTGTTGGAGCTTTCGTTTACAAGCGAAATTGTAGCGCCTGTTGTTGTTTGTTCAAAAGCAGCTGCTGAAGGACAAGTAGAAACAAGTAAATTGTTTCCGTGTGCTCCTGCTGTTCTAGCTGCAAATGTGCCTATTACGCCAGCGCCGCTTTCAAAATTTGACTCATAGTCATCCAAATTTTTAATTTGTGCTGATGAGCCTGAAGCGTTAGCGTTAGTGCTACCTGTATTGGATGCTCGTACTACTCTTAAAGCGTTAGAGTATTGTAAGAAGTTTGCCGCCGTAAAAAAGTATTCAAATGTGCTTGAATCTGGTTTTCCGAAGGTATCTACTAACTCTTGTTCACTAGATATAGCCACAACCTCATCTAAAGGTCCTTTATTAAATTGACCAGCAACAGCACCGATTGATGTTGATACGCCTGGTATAATTCTAGTAATGTCTTTTTCTTGTACGAGAACACCTGGTGATACTTGAAATGCCATAGGTATATTCTCCTCTATATTTTTTAATTAGCTAATTGCATTTTTTTGTGTCAAAATTCGTATTATTAATACGCCCATAATCAAAGTTTCATCTTGTAGATATTTATAATAACTAGGATTTACAATCCTTTACGAACAACTGGACTCCAAACATCTCCGTATTCGTCAATTGTTGTTTGTTCGTGTTCATTTATACCATCATCCACAAAGCCAAAAGGTGACATATCTTGCTCAATCAAGTTTTGTTGTTCAGCATACATCTGCTGTCTGGCATTGGTATTTGTTAATTCTTTAAAGTAAGGTTGATTTGATACCCAACCAAATATGACACAACACATCATTAAATCATCATTTGCCCCATCTTCGGCCTGATAACTTTGACCTCTTTTGGCAAAGGTACTCATCTCCTCAATAATCTTAAATGAGTTTACTATAATCTTGTCGCTTTCCATAAGTGTCTTTATATTAGCACATCCTATTCTTTTAATCTGTTTGGTCATTCTTACGCCTAATGATGTTCCACGACCACTAAACATTGCACCTAAGACTTGTCCGGCACGACCTTTCTGTGTAGTCATTAATATATTATCGTATTCTATTTCAAACTGTAGTGCCTCAGCAATCTGTTGGCCAATGTCGTTTACCTCAGTCAATATATGAGCATGATTATAACCTTTAGCAACCTTTTCTATTATACTAGGAAAGATGAAAGGTTTGACTTCATTGTTTTTGTAAATAGCCACAACTTCATAAGGCATTTTTGTTACGTCAAATACAACAAAGGCAGAGTAATCTTTATCTACACCTCTGGATACATCAACTGTACAAACATATGTATGATTTTTTACTGGCGATTTAAATACTTCTACACTACCAGAGGCAGTTATTGGATTATGATAAGCCATAGTTTTAATTTTAGCAGGACTTATAAGTGTGTTTACTGAACCTAAAAATTCACATTCAAACTCTTGTTGAAATTGCTCAGGACTTGTGTTTCTAATTGTTTGTTCTTTCCATTCTTCATCTCTACCTGGAACTTCCGACCAATGTACTTCTATTGGTATATAATCGTTTCGTTTTTCTTCAGCGTCTGTCCATAATTTATAAAACTGATTCATACCATAAGGTGTAGATACAATAATCATTTTTGTACTAGAACCAGAGGAGATTGTAGGATATACTGAACTAAAAAACGATTCGGCAATATTTGTAGGTACGAAAGCAAACTCATCAAGGAAGATTATATTATATGAACCACCCCGTATGGCACTTGAAGATGTAGCAGCCGCCACAATAGTTGATTTGTTTTCTAATTCTATATTACCTTTGTTCCAGTTTATAACACCTTGTTGCATCCACTTTGGTAAATTTTCATATGCTAGTTGTAATCTACTTAATATATCTCTAGCAGTAGAAGATTTATTGGCAAGTAAGGCTATGTTTGAGTTAGGATTAAATAAGGCATAATGCATCAAATAAGAAATAGTTGTTGTTGATTTACCTGACTGTCTTGGTAATTTACAAATTGTAAATCTATTGTTATGAATAGTATCTACTATCTTCTTTTGAAAATTATACATTTTAAAAGGTACAAGACCCTCATCAAGCGATACAATTCTCACATATGTTTCCATAAAATATATTGGATCATCAGCACACTTTTGATATTCCACAATTTGTTCTTGTGTAAATTCTTGTGATGTATTTACTTTTTTTAGATTTGGATTTCCTAGATAAGCGTTATCACTCATTTAACATTCCTTACAACAATCATCTGTACCACAATTAGGGTGTTCTTCATCAAATTGACCAGCATGTGGTGTATTATTTGCTAAGTCTTCTAAAAATTTATCATCTTCTTCATCATTCATTATTATACCTTCTATATGTGTGTAACCTAATTTTTTAGCAAGTGTAACTCTTTGGTTACCTCTAACAACAGAATATTTTTTTTCTTTATAGATTTTACCACCAGCACCATATCTTATGGTTGGAGAGACCACGTGTTTATTAATTTCAATCGGTTCTATCATATCAAAAGGTTCAGATAAATCTTGTAAGTAAACTTTTTTGTCTTCGTAATATTTAATATATGTTAACTCACTTATCGGAAATATCTGTTTCTTCGGGTGTGATGTTTTTGCTTTCAGTGTTTTCATCTTTTTTTAACATCTTTTGTAACTCAGCAGTTGACCCCACAAATAAAGCATTCTTTATATTTGGAGTAGCTGACTTAGGTAACTCTTTCAAGTTTTGTAATTTTTTATTTAAATCTTGTAGTTTATCTACAGTATCAGCAACATTCTTAATACCTGCTAATGCCACTTCGTAAGCTCTTGGATGTTGGCCTTCTTTTGCTACTTCTAGTATACCTGCTATGGCTTCTTGTCCTTGATCAATTAAATTATAGTAATACTCTCTACTATTTTTATGGTCATTATCAATATCATCTTTAGCTTTTTCTTCCACACGAGTTACAGGTGGTTTAAATTCTTTATTTTGTTTTTCTTCAGGTTTTTCAATACCTAGTATTTCATTAACCTTTTCTTCTAGTTTGCTCATAATTATTCATCACTGTCAGTTGTTGTATTATATTTTTTACCATCTGTATAACTTTCAATCGTTGTTGTAAATCCAAAATCATCATCAGCGTCGGCTGAAGTAGGATTAGGTACAACAATAATTCTTTCTTCTCTTGCTTTATCAACTGTATCTGTATCACTATATAGGTCTGATTGAACTGTCTTAACCACTTTTTGAGTTTGTGCTGGGCCAAACAAGTATGTTTTGGCAGTAAATGTTAATGTATATATAACGGCTCTTCTTGTTGTATAGTCACCACTATAAGAATCTTCATAGTTAACACTATTTAAAATAATAGGCACATCTCTTTTAATATCTAAATTAGGTATGGCATTTATAGTAACTGTATAATCTGGTTGAAAATAAGGTAATATTTGTTCTATAATTTGTAAACCACCTTCAGCAGTTGCCGTAAATACATTTAAAGTGTAAGATATATTATAAGGCACAGGCATATAATTAAAGTCTAATACTTTACCCTCAGCACTTGTTTTAACTTTTTTAAATTTTTGTAATCTGTTTAGTTTTCTACTAGCGTCATATTCAATACTAGCTATTTCAAAACTCATACGAGGTAAAGTTATAGCAAACTCTCTGTTATCTAAATCAGGTTGTTGATCTAATCTAGTTAAAAACTTTTCTTTAGGTGCATATGCCAAAGGTACTCTGATAGATTGTATCGTGCTACCACTAGAGTCTTTTCTTTTAATCTGTATGTTGTTAAACAACTGCCCAAAGGCAATTGTCATTCTTCTCATACTTTCGTTGTAAAAATATCCGAACATCTAAAAATCTGCATCCCCAAAAGGGTTCCTCTCTGTAAAGTCTAATATATCATCTGCTGTAGAAGCTGTATCAAAACCAGCTTCACTATCTAAATCTAAGTTATCAGCATATGGCGATTGTGTTTGTATAGCATATGTTTCAAGTAAGAAGTAATTACTGTCACCACTTACTGAGTCATTTTCTAATAATAAAGCGCCGTCTTCATTTTCTAAACTGACTTGATGTGCTAATTGATCTAAAGTATGTTTGTCTTCAGCAGCGTCTATATCAGAAACACCTGTATCAATTTGCTCTGAACTATATTCCCATCTCGTAGCTCTTAGTTTGTAAACAGGTAAGTTACCTAATTGAAAGAAAGGCTCCTGATCTTCTACAAACTGTATCTCAAAAAAACCATTCATTAAAGGCATGTAAATTATATCGCCTTCGTTTGGTCTACCATCTACAATCATTGTAGCAGGATCATCCACTGAATCTTGCCATCTTCTTTTAGAAATCATAAATGTTGTGTCATCTCTGATCTCTAAACCAAACTTATTAATTATTTCTTGTGAACCAGCAAAACCCTCAGTGGTTTCCATATACATTTCTAATAGATAAGCAGCATTGAATTTACTAGCTACATCTTCGCCTAATATAAGGTCTCTATTGATTAATGTTCTTGGTAAGTAATAACAGTCTTGGCCATATATTTTTAGGCCCTCAATGATTAAATCTTCGTAAAGTTTTTTTTCACCTTGACTGCCAATTCCGTTCCCACCTTGAAAATAATGATTTGTTGCCATGGCATATTATCCTATCATCATAGCCGGATTTAATTCATATGACGATCTTATTTCTTGTTCTAGTTTTTCTATGTCTGATAGTGCCTCAGAATAAATTTGTTGACCATTTAATGTAACACCACCTATCATACTTACACCATTAAATTTAGATAAGTTAGCGCCCCATTGTTTTTTAAATAAAGCAGTTACATATCTCTTTAAAAATATGTCATTGTAAACATCTGTATGTGTTTCAGGATCTAATTTTCTGTAACATTCTATAACTAGATATTCACCTACAGCTAAATCATTTGACCAGTCCATATCTACATACAGTTTATTATCATGTTGATTAAATCTTAGTGGTTTTTCACCTACTAATACATGGTCTAAAAAGTCCAAATGTCTTAATACAACATCATAATTTATAATTGATGTTGAAGAAAAATCATAAAGGTCATTTAATCTTAATTGGTATCTTACGTCAAATAAGTTTAGATTACCTTTATTAGAAAATGGTAATACATTAATTACAGATATAACTGAATCAGGTATTGCTATGAAGTTATTATCTTCATTTAAAGTAGTCGTTACACCACCACTTGTAGCTGTTTCTGTATTAGGGTTAATAGCCGATAATCTGTCTTTATCTGCTTGAGTTAACTTATATTTTAAATATGTTCTTTTAATACCATCATAGTGATATTGAGAAAAATATTGTAGAGCTTCATCTATTCTATCTTCTAACTGGTCATCATCAGCGTTAATTTCAATGACCGGCTTACCTAATGCTCTTAAGCAATATTCTTTTAAGTTACTTCTAGTTGCTGGTGTTGCCATAATTTTCCTTATTTCCTACTATTTATACCCTTATCCAAGTGCTATGGCCTGAGCAATAGCAAATGACGTAGCCGCCTTTGTATCTAATTGTGTCTGAATAGCACTTGATACACCATTTAAAAAATCAAACTCTGTATTAGATACATTACCACCTGATATTTTAGCAGCGTCTATACCTGTGCCTAAATTTAATGTTATTTCACTACCACTTATTACTGAACTAATATTTGTACCACCTAATACAGATAAACCACCACCTAATGGTACTGAAACTGTTGAACTGTCATCTGTACTTATTGTAAATGATGAGTTAGAAAGTTTATCATTACCAATAGAACCTGCTAATTTACTAGCGGCTATTGATCCTGCTAACTGAGCATTTGTAATTGTACCCGTCAAACTAGATGTTGGATAATCAGTAGCGTCTGATAAATCAAATGCTGGTGTAGTGTCACTAGCACCTAAAGCTAATGATACACCACCAAAATTTACAGTAGAATTACTAAGTGATGAATTTGCTATATTAGATAAAGTATTATTTGACCCACTAATTGTTTTATTTGTTAATGTATCTGTTGAAGTTTCTGTAACTACACCACCGTCTGTAGCAATAGTCATTTCTGTGCCACTTAGAGTTGTTGTAATACCTGAACCACCTAATATAGTAAAACCACCACCTAATGGTACACTAACTGCTGTTGAACTATCATCTGCTATAGTAACAGTTGAGTTTGCCATCATGGTATTTGTAACTGTACCACTGTCACCTGATCCTACTAAAGTACCAGAGTTTGTTGGTAAAACTGAAACTGAACTACTACCTAAAGCATGTGGCGAAGCCTGTAGTGTTTGAGCATGAGCGTTACCAGATTCACAATAAAATTTTATTTTAGATACAGCACCTGTGCCTGTTCTTATATCAATTAATCCATCTGATATACTAACACCACCTGAACTACCATTACCATCCATGATAACTTTACCTGTACCGTGAGGTAATAAATCTATGTTACCATTTGATAATGTAATAATATCATTACCATTCATATCTAAATTGCCACCTAGACTTGGTGTGCTATCATCTGATAGATCAGAAAGACCAGCACCTGAAGCAGCCGTAGCAGATATGAAAGATAAATTTCCTGATCCGTCTGTTGATAATATTTGGTTGGCGTCACCATCATTTGATGGTAAAGTTAAAGTTACATTACCACCTAAACTTGGCGAAGCTAGTCTAACATAATTAGAACCGTTATAAACATTAAGACCACCTAATGCTAAAGTACCTTTTGTAATTGTTAGATCACCTGAACTTGATCCTGTAAATGAACCAGTACCAACTATAAACTCATCAGCGCTTTCATCAAAACCTATAATAGCATTAGCGTCATCACCTCTTTCAATTACAATACCAGAATCACCTGAAGCTGAACCTGATCTACCTGTTCCTAATTCTATGAATTGATCTGTTAGTGTTGTATTCGTAGATGAAACTGTTGTTGTACTACCTGTAACAGTCATATTACCAGCGACTGTTAAATTACCAGCAACACTTAATCCGTCACCACCACCAATCTCAACAACTGTTGAGTCAGTTGATTTAATTACATTACCAGCAATATTAATTGTACCTGCTGTTAAGTCTGATATACCGGCAATTGTTGTTGCTGAGGCACCTAAAGCTATTGAAGTTGACCCTACTGTAACAGTTGAGTTTGCTAAATTAGCATTTGTAATACCAGCACTACCAGATAAATTTGAGTTAACTATGTTAGATATTGTATTATTAGAGGCGTTAATAGATTTGTTTGTTAATGTTTGTGTATCATCTAAATCAACTAGTGTAGCGTCTGTAACGGCAGTTTGAAACTGAGCTAAAGTACCTGATACTGTATTACTACCAAAAGCAATTGTTTTGTTTGTAAGTGTAGCTGTTGTATCTTTTATAGCTGCTTGTATTTGAGATAGAGTTGCTCTACCCTCAGTGCCACCATCTGACACCATAATTTGATCGGAGGCTTCTAATGTTTGTGAGGTTAAATTAGTTGCTGTATCTATATTAATAATAGCTTCTACAGCACCAAATTCTAATGCTGATCCGCCACTGTTTACTTTTAAAACCTGGCCAGCTGAGCCTATTGTTAAGGCAACACCTGTACCACCGTGATCTAAACCTACCGTTTCGCCTGTTTGAAACTCAGCTAGTCCTGTGGCTACGCCACTGTCATTAAAGACTGATCGTATCGGTGTTTTATCTGCCATAATTCTCTCTCTTATCTATTTATTAAAACTGGAAAAGGGTTGGATCACTATCAGCTAGTGCTGACCCATTTGCCAATGTAAATGTTTTTGAACCTGTAAATACAAATTTATTATCAATTGTGGCATTAAATTGAAATCTTGTATTTACTGTACTTAATCCACCTGCTTTTGTAAAAAAAGGTATCAATCTACTTACTTGAGCAGTAGTACCACCATCCGTTGTTGATGATAAAACGGCCAACTCATTACCTGTTTCGGTTTTTGAACCAGCAGGTAGTGTAACACCTGTTGCCGAAATAGATACTTGACCACTACCATCTGAATCTAATATGGCACCCCCTAGGTCAATTGTTTGTCCTAATAGAAATAACTCTTTAAATCTTTTTGTTGTACTACCTAAATTTCTAGTACCATTTCCGTCAGGTAATATATCTTGTGCTACGGCAGATAAATCTAAATCATTTTGACCTGCTAATTCAACTATA